GTCAGGAGGGCTCTCAGCAGAGGAGCCACCTGTCTACCGTGACGGTTGTTCACGGTCTGGCGTCGGACTTCTCCACCGCTCCGTCTCAGGACGAGGTGACGCTCGCCTACATCCGGACTACCCGCGTCGTGGCCTATACCGCCACGTCTACGGTTACCTTGCCGAAGGCCGGTGAGGATCTCCGGCTCATCCTGTTCGGGACGACCATCGCGCTGACTGTTCCGGTTCCCACTGCGGACCTGAACGGTTGCATGATGACGTTCGTTTCCAACGCTGCTTCCGCTCACACGGTCACGTTCACGGGTGGGCTTGGCGGAAACACCACGAACTCGGACGTGGAGACGTTCCACGCTACCCAGAGCCAGAGCTTCCAGGTCATGGCGGCTGGGGGACTGTGGACGCTCACGGGTTCCGTTGCAGGCGCGGCTTCGGTTGCCGGCGTCGGCCTGGCGTAAGGAGTTACACCAATGCCTATCACGAACGGACTTCCCACCAGGCAGGCTGATGACGCTTCGGGGACCGTTACTCCGAGTCGCGCCGACTCCTACCTCGGTGCCTGCGTCACTCCCCTGAGCAGCAAGGAATACGGGGCTGTCTCTGAAGGCTCGTATTTCATCGCCTGCACCCCTACCGCTGGAACGGGGATCATCGGTCACGCCGCTCCGACCACGTTCGACGAGGCCAAGCCCATTCTGGTCCTCTACAACGCTTCAACCACGAAGTACGTATACCCACAGTTCATTCAGCTGAATGAGACCGTTGCGTCTGTGGGTGGTACGCGGATGCAGTTCTCGTTGACTACGGACAACGGGAACCGTGTTTCTTCGGCTGGTACGGCTCTGACCATCAACAACGCCAATGGAGCTTCGAGCGTCGCCACCGCAGTTACGGCTACGTTCGGAGCGGTCGTTGGTACTGCTGCAACTGGTGCCAGGAAGTACTACGGGGACATCGTGTTCCGGCAGACCACCATCGACATCATCGGAGACAACTACACCATCGTCTTCGGTGCTCCGTCGTCCAACGGTGGCGCATCGAGCAAGGTCGCTACCTTGATCGATTCTTCGCGTGTCGCTCCTCCCATCGCCATCGGGCCTGGTCAGAGCTTCACGATGGTTCAGTGGGCTGCGTCTCAGTCTACTGGTCCGACGTTCCAGGTCATCGCTGGTTGGATCGAGAGGTAGCAGCATGCCTCAGTTGGGTGGTGCGTTCGCGCCTGCCGATGACGTTGCGCTCGGCGGCAATCTCTCCGTAGCGGGGTCCATCCTCTCTACGGGTACGGCCGCTCTCGGCTACTCTGCCGGGGGCGGTGTCGTTACTCAGATCACGTCGAAGTCAACGGCGGTGATCCTTCATAAGCTGACTGGCGCTGTCACGATGCACAACGCAAACATCCTGACTCTTGCGCCTGTGTCTTTCGCGGTCACGAACTCGTTCGTTGCCGCGACGGATACCGTGATCGTGAACCACGCTTCCGGAGGTACTGCCGGGGCGTACACCTGTACTGTCGGTGCTGTGGGTACGGGCTCGTTCACCCTGACGGTGTTCAACAACACGGCTGGTACTCTCGGAGAGGCCATCGTGCTGCGGTTCACGGTTCTCAAGAGCGTGAGTGCGTAGATGCCTGCCACGGTGACTTTGAGTACGTCCACGCTCACGGTGGGTGTCAACGCCTCGGACACTCAACTCACGGTCGCTAGCATCTCGGGGCTCACCATCGGGCGGAGGCTCTTCTGTGAAGGGGAGCTAATGTCGGTGGTGGGCTTCGGGGTGGGTACTCAGGTGAACGTTGGCAGAGGTGTGGACGGGACGGTTGGTGCTCCCCACGACGCCGGTACGGTGTTCTTCGTCGCAAGGCCGGATCAGTTCTATTCGGTAGACCCCAAGGGTAGACCTCCGGCCGCGATTCCGGTCAGTCCGTACATCAACGTCCTGAACGGTACGGTCTGGTTTGCGCAGGGCGACGCGACGCCATCCGGAACAGCAAACCGTTGGTGGCAGGCACAGACGACCACATACGGGACCGGCTCTCTTGGTGTGAGAACGGTCAGTTCTACGCCTACCACGAGCACCTAGCCATGTACCCGAAGGTGTTCGAGGCGCAGGCCCCCGACGAGACTGGGGAGATTCGTTCGTTCCGTCTCCCCGTGTCGGAGTACGAGGAGACGGCGATTCAGGACGGACGCGCTACGTTCAAGCGTTACGCTTCGGCGCAGGGGGATCGGTGGGAGATCATTGACATTGCTTCCCCTCCTCCGAAGTCGAAGCTCATGGAGACGTTCAAGCGTTCGTCCAAGGGAAAGTGAGGGGGAATGTACGGTCCTGCCGTAATGAAGAACATCAGTCCCGAGTCGGAGCTTGGCAAGGAGTTCGCCAAGTGGAACAAGCCCTACGTCTTTGATCGCTTCCCGATCATGCTCTACATGGCTCGGCAGCGTGAGGACGGAATCGTTCGGGTAGCCGAGACCGACGACAAGCAGTGTGGCGGGAAGCCTGGTGCGGCTGAAGTCTGGACGATGGGCAACCAGCGGATCGCGAAGAACGAGGACGAGTTCTTGAAGCTGAAGGGGCAGGGTTGGGCTGAGACTGCCGCTGATGCGATGGAATTGTTCGAGAAGCGGCGGAAGGAAGTCTCTACCGCGGCGGCTCACCGAGCCTACGAGGACCGGAACATGTCCGAGGCGGCGAAGGCTGAGGCTGCCGTAGTCGAGGCGGCGCAGTTCGAGCACGTTGCCGAGGTTCCCGAGAAGCCGGCCAAGCGGAAGTACACTCGGCGGGTCAAGCCCGAAGCCGGGGTCTAGTTCGTGGCTACAGTTCGAGACTTGGTGTATGCGAGTCTTACCGAACTGAACGTTCTCGCGGCCGGGGAAGCAGCCTCGGCCGTTGATGGGGCGCAAGCCCTAGCAACCCTGAACAGACTCATAGATCAGTGGGCAGCGGAACAGCTCATGATCTACTCGATTACCCGAACAACGTGGGCTATCGTCTCGGGGACGGGGACGTACCTCGTCGGAACAGGTGCGGCGGTGAACATCGCTCGTCCGGTGTTCGTCCAGACCGTCCGCTTTCAGGACACCAGCACGGATCCAGACACCGAATACCCTCTGTCCGCGCTCACGGATGACGGGTATCAGGGCTTGGTGCTCAAGGCTCTGACTTCCGTCCTTCCCACGAGCTACTACTACAACCCGACCTATCCGAGCGGGACATTGACGTTCTGGCCCGTGCCGACTTCTAGCACGCTTCAGGGAGTGATCTACGCCTCCACAGCGGTGACTCAGTTCGCCGGTCTCACCACGACCGTCTCCCTACCGCCTGGGTACGAGAGGATGATCGTGAAGAACCTCGCCGTGGAGCTCGCGCCGAGCTATCCGCCGCTGAAGGTTCCTGATCTGCTCATGAGACAGGCGATGGAGAGTAAGGCAACGGTCAAGCGGGCGAACATTCGGCCGGCAGACTTGCACTCCGACCTATCCGCGCTCATTCAAGGCTCGTCCGGTAGGTACGGCTACAACATTTCTACGGACTCGTAGCGTGAAGTACCCCGCTTTCTGTGGGCCGGCCTACCAAGCTCAGGCGTACACCGCCGACGATGAGGACTTGATCAATCTCTACGGCGAGAGGAGCGAGTCCCAAGGCGCGACTACAGAGTTCTCGCTGTACCCCATTCCCGGAGTGAGCGAGTTCGTAGGCTCTCCGGTGGTCAACGGGCCGGGTAGGGCCAATTTCTTCATGGCAAACCGTCAGTTCGCTGTGATCGGGACGGACCTCGTAGAGATCGACACCAACGGCAACTTTACCGACCGTGGAGACGTGGCGATTGACGGGAATCCGGCCACGATCAGCAGCAATGGGGACGGTGGAGGGCAGCTTTTCATCACGTCGGGGACGAACGGCTACAACTACGACCTCGGGACAAACACTCTGACTCAGATCGCGGCCTTGAACGGTATCGCAACGGTCGGGGCGTACCTCGGAGGCTACTTCCTCGCCCTGAACGCTGCTACGAGTACGTTCTACATCTCCGCCTTGCTTGACGGAACCTCGTGGACGACGGGAACCGACTTCGCGCAACGTTCTATCGCTCCTGATCCGTGGGTGATGATGAAGGTTTCTGGTAGGAACCTCTATCTCTTGGGTCAGCAGACCTCGGAAATCTGGATTCAGACCGGAGCAGCGTTTCCATTCGAGCCGGCTCCGTCCGGACTCATCCGCTACGGTATCGCCGCGCCCTACTCGGCCGCGATTCTGGGGAATGACGTGATTTGGATCGGTGGGAGTAGAGAGGGACGATCCAACGTCCTCCGGACGCCTGGCTATCAGCCGGAGGTGATCTCCACCTACGCGCTACAGAACGCGATCAGCAGCTACGCGACCATCGAGGACGCTCAGGGCGATTCCTACTCCGATCGAGGCCACAACTTCTACCTCCTAACCTTCCCTACCGAGGGCGTAACGTGGGTTTGGGACTCCGAAACGGGTCAATGGCACAAGCGTCAGACGTGGATTGCTGAGGAGTCTCGGTGGGTCGCCTGGAGACCCCGGTGGCACGCGTTCGCCTTCAACCAGCACCGGATGCTGGACGGGGAGTCTGGGGCCTACTACCAGATGGACGTGACTTTTCCTCTCGACGCGGAGGAGAGGCCCATTCGGCGCGTGCGTCGTGCTCCGTGCCTGATGGATCAAACCGAGCGAGTGTTCTACGCGAAGTTCCAACTCGACATGGACCCTGCAACTACCGTGAGCCATACCGGGCAGAGTGCTAACCCCCAAGTGATGATGCGGTTTTCGGACGATGGGGGGAAGAACTGGTCCTCGGAGCAGTGGCGTTCCGGAGGGAAGGTCGGGCAGTTTGGGACTCGTCTGGAGTGGTTCCGGCTTGGTTCGGGACGTAGGCGTGTGTTTGAGGTGTCCTATGCCGAGCCTACCCCGTTTCGCATAACTCAGGCTTACCTTGACTTCGCGCAACCTGTAGGCGGCGGGGGTGATTCTT